CTCGGAACCAGACCCAAGCGGAAACAGGTTCAGCGGCACAAGCACCACGTCCCCGCCCGGCCAGTCGTCATAGCCGGTCATGGCCCGCTTCTCGTTTATCGCCAGAAACGACGATTCCTCAGCACGCTTGAAAAGCGAATCCTGGTCCTCGCGCAGCGCCGGGATTGACGAACGCTCGGCCCGCAGTCGCAGCCGTTGCCCTGGCCGGGCGAACAGCGGTACAAGGTTCTGGTTCAGTTCACCTATCCACTGGTCAGCCTGCGGCAGAATGTTGTCCTCATATAATGCCTTCCTGGCTTCCTTGTGGTTGGCGAACTGCTTTGACTGCGGGTCGCCCAGCATCTCGGGCGGGACGTTGAACACGATCCCGACCTTTCGGGCGCTGAGGTTCTGGCCCGTGATCCAGTCCACGTCCTGCGGCGTCATGCCGTGCTCTATCCACTCAGCATCTCCCCAGGCAAGGAACGGCGTCCCGGCGTTGAGAAATGACTGCCAGTCCTGTCGCATTTTCTCCTTCATTTTATCCACTTCGCGGTCGGGCGGTCGCTTGGCTTTGGACTTCCACGTGCCGCTCGGCCTCGCTCCGTTCCGCAGAAGTGAAGCATTCCAGCGGAGCGCCTCGTTTAAGTAGTCCACGTCCAGAGCCGCCGCCGTTACGCGACTCATGCCGTACAACTGGTCAAACGGGTTCCACGTTTTCCAGTGAATCATTGCCTCGGGCGGGATCGTCTGAACGGCACCACGTACTCGGTACTCATAGCCAAGCACCGGCTCGCTCGCTGGCCCGGGAATGACCTTGACAGCAGACGGCGAAAGCGGCCATAGCTCTTTCGGCGGCCCATTGTCGGGGCCGACAATCGCCACGTAGCTATTTCCGGTTGTCTCCCGGTAGCCGAATACCGCCTCGGTGAAGTTCGCGCCGGATTGCAGTGGGTTGGGTTCGCGCAGCAGGTCAAGGACAGGATGCACGGCGATCTCGCGCACTTCCCCGCTGGCCTGCACTTCCTCCAGAATGATTTTGACCAAGCTCGCGCCCATGCCTATCAGGTTCACGGCCCGGAACACAAAGGCATTCCCGGCGTAGGCTTCTTTCACTATCTTCCGGTAGTTCTGCGGCTGGTTGGCGGCGTGCCCCTTGCGTTGCTCGAAAAGCAGCGACATTTCCGCCTTTTGGAACAGCCTCGCGGGGTTCAGCTTTGACAGGATTCCCATTGTATCCCCTACCCGAACGCCATAGCGGGCACGTTCGCCTCAGTCTCGAAAAACGTAATGGCGTGCATTGTCTCGTCGGCTTGATCGTCGTGCTTGCTTGCCGGGAACTTGTCCATTTCGGTCAGGTAGTCATGGAGCCACGGCTGCACGGCTATTTCCATTTCGGCGCTCACCACGTCCTCTGACTCAGGCAGCCGGACGCGGCCAGCAGACACGACAGGGAGCACGCTGTGCGCGTGGGCTACCTTGTTCCGGTCGAACTTGATCGGCCGCACGATATCGCCCAGCACGTTGTCCCGCTGAAACTCCTGCACCAGTGAGATACCGGACGCCTTGTCCTCAATCACAAGCTCGGTAACTGGCAGGCCGTACTTGCCCAGCAGTAGGCCGTTCCAGTTCTTATAGAACTGCCGCACCGTCCGCTTCAGGTCGGGATACTCCAGCTTTTCGCGCAGGTGTCCGATCTTGTAGTACGCCCGGCCAAGCGCACCCCATACCCCGAAGGCGGACCAGTCGGCGGCGGCCGTGTCCTTGTACGCCGTGTCGCCCGAAATGATGAACCTGTCAAACCGCTTGGGCAGCCGCTGGTAGAATGACCAGTATTTCCGTTTGAAGATCGTTCCGCCTTCCGGCATTGGCTCTTGATCCAGTTGGGCCGGGGCTTGGTACGGTCCAAGTTCCTCCGTCAAGTCCGCCACCTGCTGCGCGTCGAACCGCTCGGGGCAGAGTAGCTCGCCCTGCTCAATCACGCGCTCGCTGCCGGTCAGCGGCTGCGGGATCGAATAGGTACGCTTGGCCTGCATCTGGAGCTTTACGTGCGTCCACTTGCCGCGCTTGTCGTTTTCCAGCGTGGCCGCGCACAGATCGTCCACGTGTACCCGCTGGCCCACAATCACGAGATGGTCACTGGCCCGGTCGTTCAGTCGCGTGGAGAATGCGCCCTTGAACCAGTTTTTGCAGCGCTCGCGCTTGGCCTCGGAGAAGGCTTCCGTGACTGAGTGTGGATCGTCCACAAGGCAGATATTGCCGCCTTCTCCGGTCGTGGCCGCCCCCACTGACGTGGCAATACGGTGCCCGCCCTGGTCGTTGTCGTATCGGTGCTTCTCGTCCTGTCCCTGCCGCAACTGGAAGCGGCCCCCGTAGCCGATCTGAAAGAACTCGGAACGTATGACCATTCTGGAGCGGTCGCTGTCGCGGATTGCCAGCGGGTGCGCGTAGGATGCTGTCAGCCACGCCCTTTCCGGGTGCTCGATCCAGTCCCACACCGGCCAGAGCACGGCGCAGACAGTGGACTTTGCGAGCCTCGGCGGCATATTCACCACGAGATTTTGCAACTCGCCAGCGGACACGGCTTGCAGGTACTCGCATAGGCAGTCCACGCCCCAGGTCCGCACGTACTCGGCCGGGTCCACGACGTGCCAGAAGGCTTCCACGAAATCCGCGAACGACCGGGCGCACCGCTCATACCGGATAGCCGCGAGTAGGGCGTACCGTTGCTGGTCGCGCTCCCACTCTTCCAGGCGGTTGACGTACTCGGCGCGGTCGGGCACTTAGCCAGCCTCGGCCTCAAACTGTTCGGGGTCCATTACGTAGCGGTCCCCGCCGTCCCTGGGCGTCACGATAAGGCAGCCGGGCGTCAGCCTCAGCCCGTCGTGAGTCTCGACGGCCGGGGTCTGCGCGGGCAGTTCCTCGCCCCACTTGGTAACGACCACGTGGACGCCACGGTGAATCAGGTCACGGTCCTTTGCCTTGGCCCGCTTGTCCTCTGGTGCCGGTCCCTTGGCCTTGTTCGCCGGGGCCTTCTTCGCCTTCTTCTGCGCTCCCGCTCTGCCCTTTCCCACGCGAATCCCTCCCATGCTAGTCCTCGTCCTTGGCCGCCATGTTTGCGATACGGTCCAACTCCGTCAGGTCAGAGTTAGACAGCGCGGACAGATCGAAGGCGGGCGGCTTGCCCTCGGTCGTAATCGTGTGCTGTATGGGCTTGCCGTCCACGCGGTCCAGAACCTCGCGGATCAAGGCTAAGTGGTGCTTGTTCAGCAGCGACAGGTCGCCTTCCTTCAGGTATCGGACTGTTTCGGCCACGATCTGACGGCCCAGGTAGTAGGCATACGTGACGCCGGGTTCCTCGCCGGGCACCTGCTCGCCCATCATGCGACGGGCGAAATAGGTCGGTGAGTGTCCGCGAGGCCCCTTTGGGCCGCCCTTTGGGTTTGGGCAATATCCGGGCTTCCAGCGGCCGTCAGCGTGGCGGTCCTTGTCGCCGTCGCCGTTGTTTCGGCCGTTTCCCCCTACCACGGCCTGCGTCTGCGTGTCAATATGACCAAGCTAGATCCCCTCGCTTTTGGTCATTGTGACACGCTCTGCGCGTGGTTGTCAAGCTGACAATGGCTAAAAATAGGATGGGGCCAGCGCCCAAGGGGGTGGGGCGCGGCCCCTGACGGCCGGGAAGGGGTGCCCCGGCTCGTGGTCAGAATAGCACAAAGAAGGCCCGGGAGCAACGGGCCGCCCGGGCCTGCTTGTCGGCGTGCCGCTCACGGGCTACTTCATGGCTGCCCCCCTTCCTGCGTCTGGCCTGTCCCCACGTGCTCGCCCTCGTCAGGTCGCCTACGGCACCATATCAGGCATTTCCCACACCTGCACCCATAGCCTCTGCACAGCCCAGGCCCGCGCCCTTCGCTGACAGCCAGCGCCGGTCATAAACACGTCTACCCGGTCGTACTTGGTCAGGCGGTCCCTGGGCCACGCAAACACGCCTTCCGGCGTATACCCTGGCACCCGTACTGCGTACCTGTGCCAGCCGTATCGGTTTTGTTCCTCGTGGACCCAGGCGAGCCAATTCGGCACGGCAACAGTGTAGTGGTGCTCCTGCGGCAGAGTTTCCATTGGTGGATATGGCCGCGCCGGGTCGTAATGCTTGCCCCGCCCCCTGGGGTGTTGGCCATTCCAGCACGGCACTCCCTTGGTGTCGGCGTAGTTTTTGGCTGCGTACAGGTCAAAACTCGGATCATCGTACCGGGTGTAGGCGGACACGTCGTAAAAGAACGAGCGGACAAGCACTGGCTTTGACGCTGCACGCTCTAGCGGCTGTTCCTCTGGAACCATTGCGGACTCGGAAAGCTCGGCCTGTCGGTAGTCCGGCACCGGCCGACCGTTTTCGACCACTTCGGCCGTCCATTCCGGCCGCGTGCTCGCCGCTGCGCGAAGCTCCACCTGCGAGCGCCAGCCGACAAGACACAGGTAGCTAGACAGCATGGCCGCGCACCACGTGAGCGCACGCTGGTTTTCGCGCAGGAACTCCCAGGCGCTCACTGCTGCGCCTGCTCGACTGCCAGCGTCAGGGCCGCTTCCATTTCCGGCACTAGGTGCTCTGGCACAAGGAACGACAAGCCGCCCACGTCCAGCTTGCGGAAACCCGCCGCACGCCAAGCGCCTTCTTCCCAGCATTGCGGGCAGTAGTTGTAGACGTACTCCACCGCTATCACTGTGACCTTTTCGGCGTTATGGCGTGGGCAGGTTTCGCTATCCATTTGTGACGGCCAGCACAATCAGGCGCGTTATTAGCCACGTGTAGGCCAGCACGGCCGCAGACCCCAGGGCCAAGTCCCTCAGCCTGTGCCTGCGCCTCGTGCCCTCCAGGCTGGCAAGGCGAAGCTCCAGGGTTTTCAGCTTGCGCTCCACGGCCAGCGAGCCGCCCAGGGCTTCGCTCGCCTTCCGGTGGGCGTCCAGTATCACGTCCTGCACGTTTGGCGGCACGTCGCGCTTGTCTCTGCGATTGCGCTTCGCTTGTTTTTCGCTCACTGCTGCCCCCTTTGCTTCTCAGCGCACGGAACACAAAGCGGCTGCTGCTCGCCGGCCTCGGCCAGAACCTCCCGGCCGCAGTCGGTGCAACAGGCCGTGCGAGTCTCAATTCTCACGCCCGGCCAACGGCCGGTTTCGGTCCAGTAGGCGAAGGCTTCAACTTCCCGCCTCGCCCCGCCGCCGTTTGCTGGCGAAGCGTCGGAATCGTTGTAGGGATTCGCCGTGATCCAGGCAGCCGCAATCCTGGCCCTGGCGCGGATCATTTCGGCCCGGTGCTCCACGCCGCCCGTGCTCGACAGGCGCTGCCTGCACGACCAGCAGCAGCGGTCATTCTCCTGGGCCTCGGCAAACGTCAACGAAATGCCGCTACCGTCGTTCACGATATCCTCCTATCCGTGGTTTCCAGTAGATCCCCGCAGGGCCGCAGGCGGAATACCGCCACGATGCTCTTTCCTCGTCGGCCCATTCCCGCTGTCGCACGCACCACGTTACGCCGTCGATTTCCTGTCCGTGTGCGCAGAAGGAGCAGCGCCGCTGAAGCGCCCTCGGCTCTCGGTGGAACAGACGCCGCAGATATCGGGCAATGCTCACCGGGCGAACCTTTCCCATTGCGGGTCACGGTGCAGGCGTCGGTACTGCTGAAGCCACAGCTTCCAAAAACGATGATACGTGGACCGACACGCCGCGTCCAGAGCCTCGTCCGTGACTTTGGCCCTGTGCAACTTCGGCGCTTGTTTCTCCACCGATACCACGTGATCGTAGACCAGCTTCAGCCCGGCCCAGGCCGGAACCTCGTCGGCCGCCAGCAGGCCCTTGGGCGCGACAAAGTAGAACTGGCCGGGGCCTCGATTGTCGCCACTGGCGAGTAACTCGTGCTTGTGCTCGCGCCTTGCGCGAAGCTCGTCGCCGCTGACCGTAAGCCACTCCCGGGCCTTCTGCCCGTCAGCCTCAAAGTCCCTGCGGCTGCGCTTAATCTCGTGCTCGACCGTGTAGCCGCTTGCCCGACAAAGCCACAAGTCCGACTCCCACCAGCCCGGGGGCGTGAAGTTGGGCACGATCAGGAACCGCCCGCGCTCTCGGCGTGCAAGAGACAGGTACAGCGCGTGCTGTATGTCCCGCTCAGTCACGGCACGGGCACCTGCCGAATCCGTGCCGCACGTGGACAGCACCGCACTCCGGGCACTGCTCGGCCATATCCCGCCCGTCGCAGTACCAGTCAATCAGGCGCTCCAGCACCTTGGTCCTGCTCGTGCTCTGCTCCTGCGCCTTGGCGGCCAGCGCCCGCGACCTTGAGGGCGTAGTGTAGAATCCGACATAGGCCCTTTCCTCAGTCACGTTTTCGCCCCTTGGCCCTGCGGGCCTTCTTCAAGTTCTCTGCCTGCTGCCGGTGCCGCTCGTCCTTGCGCACGCAATCCAGGCAAACAAAGCGGCGGCCCCGGTACAGCATATCCACGGGCCGGTCGCCCACGTGTCCCATGCTGGTGCCGCAGCGCCCGCACTTGATGCTCGGCGCGTAGCCTGTCAGTAGCACGGCCACGACTAGTCCCCACCCTTCGGCACGACTCGGAAGCCATGCTGTTCACCGTGCATTTCCAGCAGATCCGTCAGGCCGCCTTCCAGCGTGCCTAGCAACACGTCCACGTCAGGGGCACGCTCGTACTCGCTCCAGCCCTCCACGTCGCGCCACGCCTCACGCAGCTTTTCCAGCAAGTCGCGGGCAGACTCAAGCCGCCCAAGCTCCCGCGCAGTCATGGTAATCCTGTGCGCCTTGGAACTGACCCAGGCTGGCACTGGCGAACACTCGACCACGTGATATCGCATTACCAGCCCCTCGTCGCGCAGTGCCACGCCCTGTCCGCTACCTCGTCCAGCACCGCCTCGCCGTTCACGTCCCACCATGCCCGGCCTTCTTCGCTGTCCAGGTCAATCTCCACTAGGTCACGCGGCGGTCTGTCGCCCTCGTACCGCTCCACCTTGGTCACTTCAAACTCGGGCGACTCTGGCGGGTTGCGGAACGTGCCGCTGACCCACTTGCCGCTGCCCTCGGCCTCTATCTCGTACTCGCGGCCGTCAGCGTCGATGTAGCCCACGGTAATGGTCGTGCTCATTGGCCGCCCTCCCCATCGAGCCGCGCCAGCAGGGCGCGGGCATTTATAATTGTCTCGTGCGTGTCCACAGCGTTTCTCGACAGCGTTCCTTCCTCTACGCAATACCATATTTCCCGCAGCAGGGCGCGGACGGCCTCGGCCAGTTCCGGGGCGGCCGCGAAAAGCCCGCCCGTCGCGTGCATCTCGTCCAGATTCTGCACGCCGTCCATCACCAGCGCCGGGTCAGCGTCAAGCCGGGCGACGGTTCCGCAGTGGTAGCCCCAAACACGACCGCCATACTCGCCGTCGCGCTCGTACTGGAGCGGGCCAGACGTATATTGCGGCTTCCTCACTGCTGCACCTTGGCCTTCCTGGCCGTCGCGGCGCGGTCGATCTTTGCGAGAACAGCGCCGATAGCCGCCCGCATATTATCGCAACCATACAGAAGGGCCTCGTAACGGCTCGTTTTGTCGTATCGAATCAGTTGCTCAACAGCGTCGGCCACGCTGTGCTTGATCCAACTATCGACAGCGCGGAGCGCGTCCTCCATCTGCTGAGTACCCGCGAGCTTCTCGGCGGTTTCCAGGCGGTCGTCGTGGTCATTGGACAGGCGGTACACGGTAGCCGCGTGCCCGCCCAGGTCGTCCACCACGTGAACGGCTCCATTTCGCTCGACTACCCGCCAGCCCTCCCCGTTGTCCGTCGCCTCCCACGCCTCAGCACTGTATCCAGCCGATCTTTCCATACCTACCTCCCCGGTGCCTGGACCTTCCAGGCTACGGAAAGTGTACGGAATGCCCGGCACAAGGTCAATCTCGGTTTTTAAAACTTTTTTAAAAATCAGACCGGCCACCACGGGGCGGCCAGACGGCCCGAAACGCTGCACCTGCGTTCCTGCCCCTTGTGTACGTGCCCCTTGGCCGCCAGGGACGGCAGACGCCGCCCTGTCACGTAGCGGTCCATTCCGTGCCTGCGGGCCAATTCCAGGGCCGTCAGGCCCGGTGTGCGCCTCAGAGCGGCCAGACAGGCCGCCTCTTGCCCAGCCACCTGTCCAGAGGCCAGGGCCTCGGCTGCCGCCTGTTTGGACGCCTGGGCACCGTCACGCCGGGCGAGCGGCGGGTGCTGCCAGTCAATCTCTCGCTGGCCGGTCACTGGTCCGACTCCCTGACCGTGGACCCGCACTCGCTGCACGTGGCAAAGAACTGGCCCGGCTCGCTGCTCGTGCGCTCGGTCCAGCAGTGTCCGCACGAGCTACACCGGACTGCCATAACGCTGCACGTCCCGCGCTTGCCGTCGCGCCTGTCCTTGCGCCGGGCCAAGGACAGC